CGAGCTCCACCTCCTCGCCCCCCTCCTCCCTCACCTCGTCCCCCCCCTCGTCCCTCACCTCGTCCCTCCCCTCGTCCCTCCCCTCGTCCCTCCCCTCGTCCCTCCCCTCGTCCCTCCCCTCGTCCCTCCCCTCCTTATAAAAAAAAAGATGTTAAAAAAGTATCTCACTTTACTAATACAAATAATTCTTTTGAATATTATGTAATATTTGTATGTTTGATGATTAGTATATTTTTATATTTTTTTTATCTAAAGTAATTCTTTAAGTTTTTCTTCTAATTTATCAAAAACATCTTCGGTTTTTTCATATTGATTAGCCATATATTCGTCATAAATATCTTTGAAATATATTCTAATTCTTAGGTTATCAGGTAAATCTTCAAAAGTATATTTTTTTTTGATTACATAATTTTTCCAATTTAATAAATCCATTTCACAAAAAACATTATTTGTTCTATTTAGTTTTGGATTTTTTAAAGACTTTTTTATAAATTCTATTTCATATTTATTTAAATGAGATATATCTAATTTTTTAACTGAAGGGAAATAAATTGACCAAACTATAGGAGTAATATCAGTTAATTCTTTTTCACAACAATTATCACATTTATTACAAGTAAAGAATTTTGGAGGTTGATTAAAATGATTTAATACAAATTTTCTTCTACAAGTACTAAGATAAAAATATCTTTTCATAGATTTAATATTATCTTCTCTAGCTTTTTTAACAAAAGGATTCTTAATATCTTTTAATTGTGATTCTGCTATTATTAATGACCTAAATTGAAAAAATACTATTGTTTCTGCATCTAAATTATCGCGTCCAGCCCTACCAATCTGTTGCCAATATTCTTCTATAGAAGATGATGCACCTACAATAATCACACAACGAATAACCAAATCGACACCCATTCCAAAAGCAATAGTAGATACCATAATTTTAATTTCTCCTTCTGTAAATTTAGTTTGAATTTTCTCACGCATTCCTTTAGATAATCCAGCGTGATATGCTTCTGATATTCTTCCATAAACTTTATTAATTTCATTTGATAAATCCAAGCTTAAATGCCTTGAATTGGTATAAATAATAATTTTATCATTCTTGTATTTTTCAAAATAGGGTTTTAATAATTCTAAATCTATTTCATCCTTAATATCAGCTACTTTTTCTTCAGGAATGTCAAGTTTTTTCTTTTTAGTTTTAGTTTTTTCCTTGGGTTCTTTCTTATATTCTAAACACTTTAAAAATAAATTAGGTCTATCAAAGTTAGCTCTAATTATAGCAGGATTTTTTAAAAGTAAACTAGTTGCTATTTCTTTTTCTACTAATTTAGTAGCAGTAGCTGTAACAGCTAAAATAGGAATGTCTGGATATAATTCGCGAAAGGTACTTATTTTTAAATATTCAGGTCGAAAGTCATGACCCCAAACACTTATACAATGTGCTTCATCAACAGCTAAATATCCTAATATTTTAGCTTCTATCATAGAATTTACTAATTCTAATCCATCACCTTTAATTAAGTATTCAGGTGACATGTATATAATTTTTATCTGCCCATCAATAATTTCAAATAATTCTTGGTCTTTGCGTTTATTGTTTCCATGTAAAGCAGATACTCCAATATTCATTTTTAATAATTTATCTTTTTGGTCATCCATTAATGAAATTAGGGGTGAAATAATTATGATAGCTTTTTTAGTTAATAAAGGAGGAAGTAAATAACACATTGATTTACCATAACCAGTTGGTAATAAACCGATAACATCATTACCTAACAATAATTCATTAATTACTTCAACTTGTTTTTCTTTGAGAGTAGAGAAACCCCAATACTTTTGTAAAATTTTTTTGGCTCGAACAGTCCAATCCATTTTTTATTATTATTAAATATTTATATAATTAATAATAATTTCATTTTTTATACGACACCTGCAACTGCACCGGCGCAACTTTTCTTTCTTGGTGTTAAAAAGCTCAATGTGGAATCAGTGCTTCTAGATATGGGTGGGGGAATAGTTGTACTTCCGGCAGCAGGAGTAGCACCTGTATCTATATCATAAGAACGTCTTCCACAAGGTCTTGAGGTTAATTTAAAAACACTAGAATCAGCAGTAATTGGTCTACCGGGAATAGGGCCTACTACAGTAGGAGCGCTAGGTCTAGGAGGAGGGACGCTAGGACTAGGAGCACCAGCATCAGCTAATTTAACTACATCTGTTTTATATGCAACAAAACCATCAATTCCTATTAATAGTGGATTAGGGTTTAGGCCAAGAGTCTTAGTAGAAGGAACATAAAGCATTTTACCATTAGCTAATAATATTCCAAAATCATCATCTGCTCCTAGGTTTTTAACTACCCCATTCAATCCTTTAACAGTTACTTTATCTCCTATATTAAACACGTTTGACATTATATATATTATAACTTATAAAATAATTTATATATTTCTATAATTACTTTCAGGCATATAACTAGATGTTGACTCAAAAAATTCTATATTATTTTTAAATGTTTTTAAATTTTCTGCTCCACAATAAGTTAATGAAGAACGTAGACTACCCGAATATTCATCAATAACTGCTTCTACAGGACCAATACATTCAGTATAAAAATCAACTCCTTCTGCAACCCTATTTTTTTTATCTCCATAATATGATTTCATAAAATTATGCGAGGCTTGACCTCTATAATGAGAATAAATTTTTCCTTCGGGCACTTCTTTATCTAAATCAATTAATTCATAAGAATTATTATTTTTAATATATTTTTTCCCCGCGCTATCAAATGTTTTTGCAAAAATACTTCCCATCATAACCATATCTGCACCTGCTCCAATTGAAAGTGCAACATCTCTAGGATTTTTAATACCTCCGTCTGCAATTAACCAAGATTGTTTTCCTTCTTTTTCTAGTTCCATCTTTTCTTTATTACATTCCACAATGGCCGAAAATTGAGGAATTCCAAAACCAGTTTTCATTCTCGTTGTGCACGCACTGCCACCTCCTACACCTGTCTTAATCACATCAGCTCCACATTCCACCAAATACCTATATCCTTCACGAGTACAAATATTACCAGCTATAATAGAAGCATTTTGACAATTTGCCCTAATATATTTAACTATATCACCCACTTGTTCCGAATGTCCGTGAGCTACATCAATACAATAGTTTTTAACTCCTTTTAATAATAAGATAGCTATAGTTTTCTTCTCTTCTTCACTAATTCCAACTGACATATACATTTGAGGATATTGTTTGGTTAACTTTATTTTTTCATCTATATCACAGAAACGATGATAGATTGCCATACCATTTAATTTAGTAATTTTATCTAACATAGATTTAGAAATAACTGTATCCATATTTGCTGGGACAAGGGGATAATTATATATTTTATTATGGACTTTAGTAGAAATATTTGTTTGTAATCGGGAGGCAATTTTATTAAATTTTGGTATGATTCCTACATCGTCAAAAGTTAAATATCTTTTCATTAGTAAATATAAAAGTTTATTATTTAAATGTTTTCTAAAAAAATTGTATTTTTAATCTATTATTTTGAAATAATCTAATTCTAATGCCTCCAAAGAAACTTAATAAACCAGCTCCTGAAGTAGTAGTACCAGCTCCTGAAGTAGTAGTACCAGCTCCTAAAGTAGTAGTATCAGCTCCTAAAGTAGTAGTCCCTGAAGTAGTAAAATCAGAACCTGAAGTAGTAAAACCAGTTCCTAAAAAGAAAGGGAAAGTTGAAGTTGCTTCTGAAGTTAAATTGGTACCTGATTCAAAAGAAAAACCCAAAGTAGTAAAAAAGAAGGGTAAACAGGAAATTAAACCAGAACCAGTACCAGAACAAGTGCCTGAACCAGTACCAGAACCAGTAAAAGAAGTAAAAGTAATTAAAAAGAAGAACGTTATTCCTGAACCAAAAGAAAAACCAGTTCCTGAAAATGTAAAGAAAGGTAAATCTATAAAACCAATAGAAGATTTATCAAAAATAGAAGCTGATTATAATACAACATTTAAGGAATGGGAAAGTGTTAATCAATCTTTGTCTACTCTAAAGAAAGACATTACCATAATTGAAGAAAAGAGAAATAATATTCTTACCCAACTAAATAAGTTGCTAAAGAAAATGCAAGGAGATGATAATGAAAATATTACAAATCCTCTAGAAGCTCCTTCTACTCTTAAAAAGGAAATTACAAAGGTAATTATTTCACCTAAAGCATCTGCTTCTTCTGATGAGGATGATGAAGAAGATTCTGAATCTATAAATAAGGGAATTCAAAAGTTTAAGAAGCCATCAGATAGTGATAGTGAGAGTAATACGGATAGTGATTAATTTATTTTATAATCTAAATATATATGGAATTGTTTAATTTTTTTATTGTTTTAATCGTATATTTAGTTTTAGATTTACCTATGATTACTTTTATAAATAAAGATATGTATAAAAATTTATTTGAATCTATTAATAATGGTGAGATTGTTGATTCAACTAATATAATAATTGGCGGTATTGTTGCTTATTTATTATTGGCTTATGGTCTTTATATTTTTGCAATTAAAAACAAAAGTATTTTTAATGGAGCATTATTTGGATTAGTAGTATATGGTGTTTATAATTTTACTAATTTGGCAGTAATAGCGAGATATGGTTTGATTCAATCTGTAATTGATACTGTATGGGGATCAATATTATGTAGTATGATAACTTATGTTGTTTTAGTTTATTTGAATTATAACATATAGTAAACGAAAAATTTTACAAAAAAATTTTATATTAATTATTTATAAAAAAAATTCTATAACTAATTAATGAGTAATAAATTATTTTCATCATCAATATTTGATAGTTTTGGGGTAGAAATATTATCTTCATATATTGGTAAAAATTGGAGATCCAGTTATTATTATGATTCATGGAGTGCAATAGCAATTTCTGATACTGGAAAATATATGACAGCTGTTTCTCTTAATGGTCCAATTTATATTTCAAGTGATTATGGTAATTCATGGAAAACTATTAATTTAATATATAAATGGACTTCTGTTGAAATCTCTGCAACTGGAGAATATCAAGTAGGATGTATTTATGAAGGTCTTATTTTTGTATCAAAGGATTATGGTGTTACTTGGGTTAAACAAAATGCACCTTTGCAAAAATGGACAAGTATTTTTGTATCAAGGAGCGGAGAAATTATGATGGCGATTACAGATTCAGGAGTAATTTATAGAACAAATAATTATGGTTCTAATTGGAATAAATCAACTATATTAATTTATAATACTGTTGCAAAAGTTGTTACTTCATTGAATGGAGGAATAATTGAATGTATTCTTATTGATGGAAGAGTGTTAAGATCAATAGATTTTGGTATAAATTTTTCACTTGCGCATATTCGTACAAAATCTATTGTTAAAGATATTAGTTTATCTTCAACAGGGCAATTTCAAACTGTTGCAACATATGGTGATTATATATATACATCATCTGATAATGGTATTTCATGGACACCAAAAGATGAAAAAAGAAATTGGGTTAGTATAACAGTATCTGCAACAGGACAATATCAAACAGCTGCTGTTGAAGAAGGACATTTATATATTTCAGATGATTTTGGTAATACATGGATTCAACAATATAGTAGTAAAAAATGGACTAGCGTAAGAATGTCTGCGACTGGACAATATCAACTCGCAATTCCTTCTACGGGTTATGTATCTATTTCTAAAGTTGATTTTGGTAATAGTAATTTGACTACTTTTACTGGTGATACAGGTTCTTCTGGAAATAGGGGAACTATGATTTCTTCTGATTTAATTGGACCATATATAGATAATGCTTTGGATCCTTTATTGTATGAATCTTTTAAAAATGATTTATTTATAAATAGATCATATAGTTCTAATTTATATAGATATACTGTATCATTTGATGTTTTAACATTAGCTGGAGGTGGGCCAAATAATGCAGCTTTTGAAGATGGAGATGGTAAAAATGCTAATTTTAATAAACCAACAGATTTAGTGCTTGATAGTAATAATAATATATTTGTCGTAGATAATATAAATAATGCAATTCGTAGAATTGATATATCAGGAAATGTTCTTACATTTGCAGGTAGTGGTCCTACTAATTCTGGTTCTGCGAACGGAGAAGGAATTCTTGCTCGTTTTAATAATCCTTATGGAATTGCTATTGATGCAAATCAAAATATGTATGTAACAGATAAAAATAACAATAGTTTACGTATTATTGATTCTAATGCAAATGTGATTACTTTTAATGATACTGAAAAAAAAATTGATGCACCATTTGGTATTACTTTGGATAGTAATGGAAATATTTTTATTGTTAATAATGCTGGTACTGATATTTTAAAAATTAGTAATAATTTATTAGATGTTACAACTGTGGTTTCAGATCCAACATTTGGTTTTCGTGGAATAGCAATTGATTCTAATAATAATTTATATGTAGCAGATTATCTCAATCATGTTATCCGTAAAATAGATACTGAATACAATGTAACAATAATAGCAGGTAGTTTAGGTAATCCTGGATTTAAAAATGGAACTGGTACTAATATAAAATTTAATCTTCCTGTTGGTATACGTATAGTTAATAATAATATATATGTAACTGAAAGTGGTAATAATTGTATTCGTATACTAGATGCAAATTTTAATGCATATAAATTAACTAGTAATATTATTGGTTTTTCCGATGGTAATGAAGGAAAAGCTACATTTAATATTCCATGGGGTATTACTATTAGTACTAAAAATACTGATACTGAAATATATATAACCGATTTTAATAATAATGCAATTCGTAAAATTACTGTATTACAATTACCTAATTGGGAAACTTTAGGAAATGTAAGGGGAGCTACAGGTGCTACTGGTGATACTGGTGCGACTAGTGATACTGGTGCTACTGGAGTTACTGGTGCAACAGGTTTTACTGGTGCTACTGGTGATACTGGAGCTACTAGTGATACTGGTGCTACTGGTGCCACAGGTTTCACAGGTTTCACGGGTTTTACAGGTGCTACTGGCGATACTGGTTTTACAGGTTTCACTGGTTTTACTGGTTTTACTGGTTTCACCGGTTTTACTGGTTTTACAGGGTTTACAGGTTTTACAGGTTTTACTGGTTTTACTGGTTTCACCGGTTTTACTGGTTTTACAGGGTTTACAGGTTTTACAGGTTTTACAGGTTTTACAGGTGCTACTGGCGATACTGGTGCTACAGGCTTCACTGGTGCAACTGGTTTTACTGGGTTTACTGGATTTACTGGTTTCACCGGTTTTACTGGTGCTACAGGAGATACTGGTGCTACTGGGTTTACAGGTTTTACAGGTTTTACCGGTTTTACTGGTGCTACAGGAGATACTGGTGCTACTGGGTTTACAGGTTTTACAGGT